GTCCAGTTGTAGAGCGCCAACTCTATAACCTAGCGCTGGGTGAAAAACACTTTTGCGCTTAAGGTATTCTGCATCTCGCAGATGGATGAAGGGGACAACGTCAAGATTCTTTTGAGCGTCGGTATAGATGTAGCCCGACTCTCCCAAAATACGGGAGATAGTAGCCATGTTGTAGCCCACATCGTCGGTAGTTGCCAAGTTATCATCTCCATAAACTTGAAGTGAGACGTGACTGCGAAAAGTGTCTAGTGCCAATGAGCGTTCTTTGCGGCACATGTACCAAACGCAACGCAAAAGCAGCGAATTAACAATGCAATTTACGTGAGCAGTTAAATTCTGTCCACTCGGGTTCCCGGCCATTAACTCCATCAATGTTCCCTCAAATGCTATCAGCGGAGTAACCATATCTGACACGATACACTGCATAATTTGCAAATCGTTGACTGTGGCTCCGAGCAAACGAGCAATGTCCATAAGACACTCCCACGCTTTGCGCGTTACATCTGGGCCCATCGACTGATCGTAGGCCTTGTAATCACCCGCAATTGTGTGGTCACTGGGAAATTTTTCCAAAAACTTTTGCATCTGCTCCCACTCATCGGACGAACAGTTAATACCAACTGAACACTCCGAAAGCAACGGACAGTGGCTCATCATAACTGCCAGCGGTAAAAAATATTGTCTGACAACAACTTGATAAGCTGTGGGTGCAACTTGGAAGAGGCGTTTCTTCTCTTTGGACAGAGGAATCGCTTCGCTCTTAGGACAGCTCTTGAAAACCGGATAAGCACGTTCGTTGTTTTTGTAACAACACATAATGCGCGCTTTCTCCTCTTCTAGCTCTTCACCCAAAGTGTAAGGCTCTTGCCATTCTGGCCAATCATCAGAATCCAACCGTACCAAGTAGTCTCGTTTTTTCCCTGTGAGGGGAAATCCGATGGCCGAGCTCTTGTTCATGGGATCTACCCACTTGGTGCCGTCAATGCCGCAAATGGCAGCAATGTCGCTCAACTTGTTGTAGCGGTAATCCATAGAAATGGCCCAATCCACCAGTGGTTCAGTCCAATCGGTGGCAGCCCATTGAAGGGCCTTGGAATTCAACTTCCAGGCAGGATCCCCACAATTAAGCAGAAAAGTGCGTTCAAACTTCCACGGATGAGTACATGGATTTCCCCATTTCTGGGGAACTCCACAGTGTTTCTCAACTGCTTCTGATAGCATAGAGGTGCGAATAGTAGGACGAAATGTGGCTTTACCCACACACGAACCGTATACGTTCAAATTGCATTGTTGGCTAGCATCCACAAACCTCGACGGACACTTAAGGTGAACCGTGCTAGAGGTGAGAACATTAGCGCCCATCATCTTTAAGGGCAAAACACCCGATTGAACGTCAAAATTGGAGCCAACTTGTTGTGAAAGCACACGAATAGAGTCGTCCAACTGATTTTTGGTAAGAGTGCCATAAATGCCTTTAGGTGCTCCAGCAATGCCTCCAAGATGAAATCCAACAATGGCAGGAATGCGACCCAACGAAATGTAGGGTGAAGTGCAAAGACCATTAAAGGTTCCTCCTGCAACGTGACTGTAGCCACCAACAAAGGGCAAGCCTCCGTGATGAGCTACCGTCCCAACATTGGTTATGTTCGAAGCGAATTCACACAGCTCACCAACCAAATTTCTATACACAAGTCTAGTAGGACCCGTGTACTTTCCATCTGTAGGAAGCAAGTAGGAGAGACATCTCGAAGTGCCTATAGAAGGCAAATGCACCAATGCAAAATCCGTGTGAGGAATACGCATGCAATCTTCAATAAAGAAGCGATTAGTGAATTCTCCTCCCACAGTTTCAGGTGATCGACGCGTCAACTTGAAAGTGTACTTCTCCTTTAATTTACCGGAGCGTGAATCCTGGTTGTCAAAAAGAACATGGTAAGGAATGAGCAACACTCGAGAAGTGACTATCAGTCCGTTCGTAACTCTCCATTTAGAGTCATGGGCAAGGCTAATGTGCACGAGGTGTTTATGCATACGACTCACTATGTCTTCACTTGTGGAAGTGGCAGTTCGTGAATCGACGCTTAAGCTATCAACAAACGGACGCTTATAAACATTAACCTCTTGCGAACGAGCAACAACCTCTTCTGGACTTTGAGGTATCAAATTTCCATGTGGG